GCAGACAAGATCGACGTGGGCGCGGCCAACCAGATCCGGCAAAACCGCCAGGATTTCGTACACCACGCCTTTGTGCTGCACGCGCATAGCGTTGGTGATGCCGTCACGGAATCGGATGCGGATGCTGGCCTCTACCGAAGACACCACCTTGCCAGCACGAATGGCCTCAGAGCCTGTGCCGTAGCGGATGTTGGCCCACAGGCCTTTGGGGAACACATCCTCCCAAGAACCAGATCCATGCCCGAGGCTGCCCCCTGGCACTTCGCTGAGCACACGGATGCGGTGCGGATACTGCTGCGAGTGCATACGTCTAGACTCCCATATTGCGGTGTCTGCGCAACATGTTGTAGGCTGCCTCGCGCTTGGACTGCTGAGCCTTCACATCGTTGGCGCCGACCAGCACATCGATCAGCAGCAACTGGGCAGCAATGATGTCGGGAGTGCAGACAATGCCTCGCGCGTCTTGCGCATCGACAAGTGCTTGAGGATCAGCATAGAGGGTGCCATCTAAGTAAGCCTCTACTTCAGCCTTGGTTTGAATGATTGCATCCTCGACATCCTCGGCTAGGTCTTCATCGATGCGCAGCCGGCGCAGTGCCTGATCGACAGTGGGGACTGTGTTGTCTGCAGGCGCTTCCTGCGGGATGCTGCCCTGATCAACAGGATCAGACACTGCCAGCCCCATCACCAGCTGCAGCTGGATCGCCGTTAGCAGGTGAAGCTGCAGAAGCATCGGCAGCTGCGTCAACCACTGCACGACCCGCTGCGGCTAAATCGCCATTAGCAGGAGCATCGGCCACCGTTGCTGAATTGCTTGCGGCAGCTGCCGCTGCACCACCATCTGCAGGCCCGGCGGGCTTGGTAGTGCGCGGCCCAGGAGTCTCGCGGCGTTTGGGCTCAACACGATCCTGTCGACGCACAGGGCCAGCTGGTTTATTTTCAGCCGGAGCCAGCAACCCCAAACGCAGGTATTCATTCAACGTGGGTTTGTCCAGATCAGTAGGCGCTGGCTCGTTGCGGCGAAAGCGCTTGCTGCCACGCAAGAAGGGCTTGGAGACGATCAGATCGCTCATGGGATTTCCTTACTGGGAGATGAAATAGAAAAGGGCCAGCTCAAGGCTGGCCCTTTTCACGGGATAGGCGACGACTCAGGAACCGTCCAGTGCGCCATGCACCAGTGCCTGAGGGCGCTCCACGGTCAATGCCAGACGCTCCTCGCACAGCACAGCCACCATGTTTTCCACGAAGAAACCTGCGTGCTGCTCTGCGATGCGCACGGTCACCTGCTCGCGGTCGTAGATGGTGGCTGCAAAAGCGCTGCCCGCCAGGAAGTCGCCAGCGTCCATCGCATGGCTTTCCACCACACGCTTGCCCCAGATGCGGGGTGCAGCACCGTCGGTAGGCGTGCCGAAGATGTAGGCGCCATCGTTGGTCTTCATCATCTGGATGGCTGCCCAATCCTCTAGGGACAAGGTGGCGAAAGTGGCGGGATAGCCAGCCTTGGCCACCTGCAGGAATGCCCAGCGCAAGTAGTCAATCGCAGTGTGAGCAGGGCCTCCCGCTGGGGCGACAGGCATTCCTGCGGTGCTAAATGCAGTAGCCTGAGGCACCAAACCCAACAGGTTGTGCCCCGTGCCATCACCGAACAGCAGTTGCTCGTCTTCCTTCAGCAGCAGACCGTAGCGCAAGCGGGTGTCGATAAAACCAGCCAGCTGAGGCACGTCCGCCAGCACTTGCCGGCTGGCCGGCAGCCAGTGCGCTAGGGTCTTGACAGGCGTGTTCTTAGCCTCGAAGGTCAAGCCAGATTCGCGCTTGGCAGCGCCTTCACCGGCCTGCGGACCTGCGTTGTTGGTGAACAGCTTTTCCTGCACCCACTCCACCGAGTTGGATGCGATGGTGATGCTGTTGAACAGGTCGCGCACGGTCACGGGGAGTTCTGGCCCGAACACCACACCAGGCACACGGTGCGGCAGGATCAACGCGCCGGCAGAATCACCAGCGCTGGTCACTGCGGCCTTGGCCACCAGGGGGGCATCCACATTAGCCAGCACCAGGTTGCCACCGCTGTAGCTCTTGAGCTGCTCGCAGGCCGCAGCTGTCTGGCCGATGGACTTGCGCTGCTGGGTGTTGCCCATGAGGTTGGCCGCCTTCTTGACCAGCTCGGTCACTTCAGCGTTGACCTTTTCCACGGCCTTCTCGCACTTTTCCACCTTGCCCACAGCTTCCTGAAATGCAGCCTTGGTGGCGGCATCCACTCCGCTCGCCTTCAGTTCGTCCTGTAGTTTGGAGACCCGGCCGTCCAGGTCGGAGTGAGCCTTCTTCATCTCCTCCACGGTCAGTTTTGCAGCCTTGGCCGTGTCGGTCAGCTGCTCGAACATCTTCTTGATGTCACCACTGACTTCGCCAGTCATAGCCATGGGCATGGCACCAGCAGCTGCCAGGGCCGCCATTGCGTCGGGCGAGACCAGCGGAGCGCCCAGGAGGTTGGCAACGGCCATGACGGCCAGGACTGCCAGAAGCACCAACGTCAGGTGCTTGCGAGTGATTTTCTTTGCAGTGAATTGCATGTGTTAATTCCAAGTAAGTGCTTGCGTGAGGTTCTTGAACTCGTCTGCCAGCGTCTCGCTGTCCAGGCCACCGTCTCGGTGGCCCAGCGACTTGAAGCCGCCAGCAGCCAAGGTCTTCGCCTCGCGCTGGCTGTATCCGAGGCCACGCAATTGCGCCTCGAAATCTCGAATGTTGGTTGCGGTCTTGACGGTTTCGACCAAAGCCTCGGGGTTCATGCCAAAGGGCACCAGGGAGAATTCCCACAGCTCAGCTGCACCGATCTCGCGGACCCAGATGCCGTCGCGCTCCTCATACGAAGCGCCCCCTTCCAGAATGTCGAAGCCCACAGAGAGGCCATCCAACACGCCGGCCTTCATCAGCTCATAGGCATCGCGCACATAGCTGACGCCCAGGGTCAACTGGCCCTCAACACGCAGTCCATGGCCATCCTGGGTGCACTTGGCTTTGCCGGCCAATTGCTTGAGGTTGTGGTGCATGGCGATGCGCACCATGCCGTCGCTGGTGGTCTTCATCTTCTTGAAGGCACCAGGCAACAGCACATCGCGGCCCAGGTCCACGTTGTTGAACACGGCCGCATAGCCGGTAAACGTGCCGTCTGCCTTGGCTTCCTTGATTTCAATGGGTGCAATCAGGCGATCCATTTAGGTGCCTCCTTTGTCTTGTGTGTACAAATCACGCACCAGGTCAACGGGCGCCATATTCAACGGCGCATACAGGTCGTCACCACCGTGCATGCGCGGCAGGTTTTCTCGGTCGCGGATCTCGTTGGCGGTGATGGCCGAGGCCTGGCGCAACTTCAGGTATTGATCGGCACGTGCGGAGCTGTCGCCGCGCAGCAAGTTGCTGACGTCGAACTCAAAGTACATACCCGCAGAGCGTTCGCTGGGCTCCAGCAAGCAGCTGTTGAGTGCCGCCTCGATCCGGCTGAGGTACGCCAGCAGCGTGTAGTCCAGGAAGTGCTTGTTGGCCTGCTCTGTGTTGTTGTAGCTGGCCTTGTCGGTCTCCATCAGCATGTGCAAAGGCACGCGGTAGATGCGCGCTACCTCAGCAATCTGCAGCTTGCGGGACTCGATGAACTGGGCTTCGTTATTGGGGGTGCTGACAGCCTGGTATTCAGTTTCACCATCCAGAACAGGCAGCTCGCCCTTCTCGCGGCTTTCCCTCAGATATTTGGCGAAGCCGCCACGAATCTGCTCACGTGTCTTCTCGCCAAACTCGGCTTTGGTCTTCAAGATGCCCTGAGGCCTGCCACCGCTGCCAAAGAACTCGGCCGCGTACTTCTCCATCGCCACACTGAGCCCCAGGCTGTTGCTGTGCAGTTGGTGAGGAGCGAAGCCTTCCAGATCACCCACACCACCAAACCCCCGCACCGGTAACACATCGCGCCGCTGGAGAGTGCGGGTGCGGCCGTGGCGGTCACTCAGGTGGTAGACGATGGAGCCATCGCTCAATACCTCAGGACGCACTCTGCTCTTGTGCACCGGCTGGATCTCAACAATCCGACCCGTACTCTCGAACCGCGTCACAGCGTTGTAGGACTGCCCCATGGTGGCCAGACTGACCACCATGGCCTCCTTCCACTCAGGGGCTGTCATGTAATCACAGGGCTGCCAGCGAACCAGCGCATACCGTGGATCATCCTTGGCACGTTCGCGCCCATTCGCGGTGGTTCGGTAGAGATGCAATGGCAAAGTGCCCACGGTCTCTGCAATCAACCTGATGGCTGACCAGGCAGTGGTTATTTGCAACTGGGTCTTTTCGTTGACGTTGACCTTGGCCCAGGTGGAGCCAACCCCCAGCACTTGCCAGCCTTCTGGGCTAACAAGGCTGAGTTCGCTGCCTTTCAATACCCACGATGCCGCCTGCAAGAGGCCACGGCGGATGATGTTCATGTCGTCGCTTCCTCTGCAAAGGATTCCCAGAAGGCTTTCGTCTTCTGAGCGCGGTCTTCAGGTTCCGCCAAAGCCATGGCACGACCGAGGGCCATCAGCATGGCGATGGCGCCGTCAATCTTGTCTTCTTCGCGGTTCTTTGTCGGGCTTTTCAGCTCGTTGTATTTGCTGGTCATAACGACCAAGTTGCCCACCATCCAGCTCATGACAGGGTTCCCGTCATGCTTGAGCTTTCCGGCAAGAACTAGGGCGAATACTTCCTGTAGGGGCTCGGTGAAGAACACACTGCGCTGCGGGATCTCGACCATGGGCAGGCCTTCTTCCAGCTGCTTGCGTGCCCAGTAGCTGGACAGCTTGGGGTCGTAGGCCACCTCGCGCAGGTCATGTATTGACCGGTCTTCTTTGAGATCCTTGGAGATCTCATCGAAATCAGTCAGATTGCCCGGGTTGACTTTGACGTACCCCTCATCGACCCAACCTTGAAGTTGCGCCGTTTTGCTCTCCTGCAGAGCCGTCTCGTTGTAGTACAGACGTGTGCACACGTACCACGTATCACTGCGGCGAAAGACTTTGACATTCGCTGCGAAGTCGTGCTTCTCCGCCAAGTCAACGCCGGCGTAGCACTCTTCGTCTTTGAACTGCTCGGCACGCAAAGATCGGTCAGCACAGGCGTGCCACTTCTCCATGTCCATCCAGTTCGTACCGGCGTTGGTCCAGACGTTCAAGTGCTTGGTCAGGAAGTTGCCACGGCTGCTGGGGGTTGCCAGTGCCTTGGTCCTGGTCGCCTCTAGCTTGTCCAGCTTGGCGCTGATGCCCAAGTTAGGGTTGGCTTTTCTCCAGACCTTGGGGTCCTTCCAGTCATCACCCTCATCGATGGTGTAGATGACACCGAACCAGGTTTCATCCTGGTGCGTGCCTTCCAGCACCTTGATCGTGTAGCTGCGCAGTTCAAAGCAAATGCCGCCCGTGTCCTTACCGGCCGTGGTGATGGCCGAGATCAGAGGCTGGCTGCGCGCACCGTCTGCCGATTCAATCACGTCCCACAGGTCGCGCTTCTTGTGCGCGTGCACTTCATCGACGGCTGCGCCGTGGACGTTCAGACCGTCCTGGGTGCTGGCTTCAGCGTTCAGGATCTTGAAGCTGCTGGCCGTGCTGGGGCACGTGATGTCGTGACGACCAACCGTGACGCCGAAGCGCTCACGGAACTCGCTGTCGCGCAGCACCATCTCGCGGGCCGTGTCGAAGACCTCGCGGGCCTGCTCGCCTGTGGTGGCCGCGCTGTAGACCTGGGCGCCAGGCTCGTCGTCTGCGAATGCGAGGTACAGACACCTGCCAGCTGCGCGGGTGCTCTTGGCATTTTTGCGCGCCACCTCTTCGTAGCTGCGCCGAAAGCGCCGCAAGCCAGTCGTCTGGTGCAACCAACCGAACAGGTTGAACTCGCAGAAGATCTGCCAGTCCTCCAGCCGGATCTTGGCGTAACGCACCATGCCCTCTTCGTAGATAGGCTTGGCCCACTCGCCCTTGATGTGGCAAAGCAGTTCCTGGAACTGGCACGCCCGACCACCAGCCTTCACGTCGATGACGTAAGGAAAATCAGCAGTACCCTGCCGCTCCAAGTCCTGCAGGAAACGCTTGCATGCCAGCCGTTCGTATTTACCCGCAACTTCCTCCCCAGCCATAACGCGCCGGGCGTAGGCCTTGGCGCGCTCGAAATACTCGGCGCGGGGTCTGGTCATGGTGGGTCAGTCGTCGAAGTCGGCGAATCCTCGCGGGGTTGAAGGGGCAGCAGCAGGCGCAGCCGGGGATGTCGCTTCTTTTCCTGCCTCACCGCCCTCGAATAGCTGGAGCTGTGCGCGGATTGCGGTCTGGACGTTGGCCTGCTCCGAAGGGCTCAAGCCGAACTTGGCAAGCAGCGTCAGCATCATCTGGCGCTCGCTTTTCAGGATCTGATAGCGGGGGTGCTGCATGGGCAGCCCATTCGGGCTAAGTACCTCAAACGCTTCCATCGGATCTTTGCCCTGGGAGCGCAGCAGGTTCTGCTTTGCACGCAGCGAGTGCCGCAGGTCTTTCACATCGGAAACCGTCTCGCACAGCTCCTCGAACAAGTCGCTGTGCACCACGGAAATCAGGTTGTAGCGCAGCAGCTCATTGCCAAGGCGCTTCCATACCTTGCGTGCGCCAGGGCTCAAGCCCTTGGGCACAGTCGGCATCCCAGCCTCGGGGCGGAACGTGCTGTCCAGATTGACGGACATTGGGCGTTTGCCCCGGTTGCCCTCCAGCACTTTCAGCTCCAACGGCTTGGCGGCAGGTCCTCTTTTTCCCATCTTTTCCTCCTACGGGGTACCCCCCCACCCCCCTGAAACCTGCGCACGCAAAAATTTGGGGAACCGGTCGGTTTCCGCCGGGAAAGGCAAAAGGTTTAGAGACCCCCCTCCCCTCGGGCGGGTGGGCGCCTTCGGCCCACCCCGCCCGTCAACGATCCCGATAGTTCGACCAGGCACGCTGCAGGCCGCGCTGACGCTCGCGCTCGCTCTTGGCATCGTGGCAGTCATGGCACAAGCCAC